CTGGGTAGAATGAAATCTTATAGTGATGCATTTGGTAGATTAGGCCTTGATTATTTTACAAGTCCTGTTTCTCATGTCTTAGGTGTTGGAGAGAATGTTGCTAGATTCTTGGGGTTTTCAAGACCTCCAGAAGAACCTCAAAATTCTATGGTAACCAGACATACAGCAAATTTTTCTGTTATGGGTGGTCAACCTTCCTTCGCTTTTAACATGGGAGCTGATACTTGTTCTCAGACTTCAGTGGATAAGCAGAGAATATCACTAGCCACTGAACATGATTCTAAGTTGGAATATTTACTTAAGAAGAAAACTCATTTAATAACTAATTTAGCACCTGGTTTTTATCAGAATATTGTTCCTGGACTTGGTTTTCAAGTCGCTAAAGTATTTTGGCAGACTCCTTTGTCTTTTGTTTCTTCAGTATTTGATTATTGGTCAGGTGATATTGATATTTGTGTTCAAGTTGTATCATCTCCTTTGATTAGGTGGCGTATAGGAGTAGTTGTGGTCCCACCGGGAGCGGTTAGACCAGCTACTTTTCCAGCAGATGGATCATATGTTACTTATATCATGGAAACGGTTGGTACGACTTGTTTAGATATTACAATACCTTATCAGTATATATTGCCGTTTCAGAATGTTGCTTTTTTAGCAACTGGAACGGCAGCAGATACTAATTTTATGAGTTTTGCATTTTTCTCTTTGGGGGAACCAACGGGTCCTTCTGTGACTCCAGTGGTTCCAGCTGTTAATATCTGGATTAAAGGAGGTGATAATTTTAGTTTGGCAGTTCCTACACTAAGTAATCTTAGTGGTAAAGGGCAATATTCTAATTTTATTAATCAAGGGGGAGAAGGTAATCCTTCTCTATCGTCAGGAAAAGGTAATGGTTTATTAGCTATAGAAACTTTTGGTGAGAAAATTGATGACTTATTGTTATTAACTAGGCGTTTTACAGTACTTAGAACTGCTCCAACTGGAGCAGTAACATTTAGTACTTCGCCACAAACTCCAAATTTATCTACTTTATCCACTACTATTCCAGGATGGACTTTTATTAGTTACTTAAGAAGTGCTTATTATGGCCAATGTGGGAGTATAGAGTATAAGATTACTGGTGCTGCTGCTAATCCAATTAGCGTAACATCCAATAATAGTTTTACTTTAACAGATTATGGTAGAGGTTATCAAACTTTTCCTATAGGAACTTTTCCGGAATTTAGACTTCCTTATAGAGGTTTAGCTCCTTTTGTTTATACAAACTACAATAGTCAAGCAGGTATTTCTGTAGAATTTTTT